CGGCCGAGCCGGCCGGCCCCGGTGAATCGGCGAGCGAATCGAGCGAGGCGCAGAACGAGCGACTCCGGGTCCTGGCGGCGAAGGCCAGGAAAAAGACCCGGACCATGCTCACGAGCGCCCAGGGCGTGCAGGAAACGGCAAGTACGGTGAAGAAGAAACTTTTGGGGGAATAACGGAGAGGCGGCCATGCAAAACAGCGGCGAGGATATCGTCCGCCGGTTCGAGAAGCTCGACGCCGAGAAGGGGACCTACAAGGCCCATATCCAGGAGATCGCGGAATTCGCGATCCCGGTCAAGGCCACGGTCATAACCCAGGGGACCCTCGGCGCAAAGCGGAGCTCCAGGATCTTCGACGGGACGGCCACGAAGGCCCTCCGGATCTTCGCCAACGGCCTCTATGGCCACATGACGAGCCCCGGGGCGCCCTGGTTCGAGCTCACGACGAAGGACAAGGCCCTGGCCCGGATGCCGCAGGTCAAGGCCTGGCTCCGCGATACGTCTCAGCGGATGCGCGATGCGATGAACTCCTCGAACTTCGGCATGGCGATTCACGAGGTCTACACGGATCTCGGATGGGCCGGTACGGGGAACATCTACGTCATGGAGGGGACCCGGCGGCCGCTCAACTTCGTCACGTTCAATATCGGCCGGATCTGTCTGGACGAAAACGCCGAGGGCGTCGTTGACGCGGTCTATCGCCTCGAGCCCTACACGGTCCGGCAGATCGTCCAGACCTGGGGGAAGAGGGCCTCGAAGAAGATCCAGGATCAGGCCACGAAGAACCCGGATGAAAAGCACGACGTGATCCACGCGGTGTTTCCTCGCCAGGACGTCGAGCTATTCTACGACAAGCGGAGCAAGATCCGCCGGCTCAAGTGGGGCCGCGAAAACATGCCCATCGCCTCGGTCTACGTCGAGCGGGAATCGAAGAACGTCCTCGAGGTCGGCGGATATCTCGAGATGCCCTACATGACCCCGCGATGGCTCCGTGACTCCGAGGAGGTCTACGGCCGCGGCCCCGGCATGGACGCCCTGGCCGATACCAAGATGCTCAACGAGATGAGCAAGACCGATATCAAGGCCATGCAGAAGATCGCGGACCCGCCGCTCCTGGTCCCGGACGAAATGAGGCTCTCGCCGATGCGCCTCACGCCCGGAGGGCTCAACTACTACAAGCCCGGTCCCGGGGAAGGTCCGCGGCCGCTCTACGTCCCGGATCGGATCCAGGTCAATCTCGAGTACGAGAACCAACGGCGCCAGGCGATCAACGATTGCTTTTTCGTCGACCTGTTCACGCTCCTGGCCTCGCGCGACAAGAACATGACGGCAACCGAGGTCCTCGAGCTCGCCGAGGAGAAACTCGCGCTCCTGGGGCCGGCCCTGGGGCGCCTCCAGGTCGAGCTCTACGATCCGCTCCTTTCGCGGGTCTTTTGGATTCTCTACCGCGCCGGCTACCTGGCGCCGGTCCCGGAGGAGCTCCGCGACCAGGGGATCGAGGTTGACTACATCAGCAAGCTCGCGATGGCCATGAGGGCCTTCGAGACGAAGGCTGCCCAGGGGGCTTTGATGTTCACGGGTAGCGTCGTTCAGGCCACGCAGGATCCGAGCGCCTGGGACGTCTACGACATGGACAAGATCACCCGCGGGGTTGCGGAGCGCTACGGGACGCCCCAGGAATGGCTCCGGCCCGAGAGCGAGGTCCGGAAGATCCGGGAGGAGCGCCAGGCGGCGGCCGCAAAGGCGGCGCAAGAGCAGGGCATGAGGGACCTGGCGGCCGCGGTTCCGGTCGAGAAGAAGGTCGAGGACGGCTCGCTCCTGGACCAGGTCATTCAAGGAGGGAAGGCAAGTGCAGGAGCTCAGTAACTACGACGGCCGGACGGCGGCGGACAACCCGGTCCCGGAGATCGGTCGGATCGAGGGCGTGAACCTTTACGAGGATCTCGCGCCGGCCAGGGGAATTCTCCTGGGCGCCCTGGCGAGCGTCGTCCTTTGGACGCTGATCGCCTGGGCCTGGTGGGGGTGAGGGATGGAATTCCGCCGGATCTTTACTTGGCTCGGCCAACTGCACAAGGACCCGGACATCCGGAAGAAACAGGTCATCCGGGCCTACCGGGACGTTTTCTCCGGCGACGCCGGCAAGCTCGTCCTGGACGACCTGGCGAATCAATTTTGTTTCCTCGACCCCACTTATCGCGGGGATCCCCAGGAGGCGCTTTTCCTCGAGGGCAGCAGGAACGTCGTCCTATACATCCTCGGCATGGTCCAGGATGCGGATAATAACATCATCAAGGAGGTCGTAAAGCATGAGTAACGGATCCGGAACTGCCGGGCAATCCGGAAGCGGCGAAGGACAGCAGGGCGCCCAGGGGACGACCCAGGGGGCAACGCAGGGCGCGAACTGGCGGGAGATGATCCCGGCCGAGCTCGCCCAGGACCCGAGCCTCGCGAGCATCAAGGACTTTCCTTCACTCGTGAAGGGCTACATTTCCGCGCAGAGCATGATCGGGGCCGAGAAGATCGCTCTGCCGGCCGGGAAGAACGATACGCCGGAGTATTGGAGCCAGGTTTTCGACAAGCTCGGCCGGCCGAAAGATCCCGACGGCTACCAGGTCAAGCTCCCGGCCAAAGAGAAGATTCCGGAGGGGATCGAGATCAACGAGGAGCGCCTCAAGGGCTTCAAGAAGCTCGCCCACGAGGTCGGGCTTTTGCCCGGCCAGGTCCAGAAGCTCATTGATTGGCACATGGGCGAGGTCCTCAAGGACTACCAGGGATTCACGGCGGGCGCCGAGAAGGCCTACGAGGCCGGCGTCGCAGCCATGCGCGAGCGGTTCGGGGCGAAGGCCGACGAGATGGTCGACGTCGCCAACCGCGTCCTCAAGACCTTTGGCGGCTCTCCGGAGGAGATTTCGCTGATCTCCGAGAAGTACGGAAACGACCCGCTGATTACGGGGCTCCTGGCGCAGATCGGGGCCTCGATGCGCGAGAGCTCCCTGGTGCGCGGCGAGCGGCCGAGCTTCGACATGAACGCCGGCGACGCGAAGGTGAAGAAGCAGGACATTTTAACGAACAAGCAAAACCCGCTCAACGAGGCCTACTTCAACAAGCGTCACCCGCGGCACGACGAGGCCGTGAAGGAAGTGACGCGACTCAATGAAGTTCTCTCGTCGGGCGGCTGATACGCCCCAGGGCGCCCGGGGGCCGAGAACCAGGTTCCTACTCCTCCTTTCCTGGCCGGCCCCGGGCTCCCACCCTCTCCGACATATCCGGGCAATCCTCCTCTCGGGGATCCGGGCCGCGTTGATGGTTGATGCGATCCGGTTTCGGGCAATCGCGAAAGAGAAATCTTGAACGGTTCAACGAGTAAAAACCAACCCCTTTCACAGAGGAGGATCATTCCATGAGCTTTGAAATCACGACCGCAATGGTGCAGCAGTACAACGACAACGTCGTCCTGTTGCAGCAGCAGAAGCCCTCGCGCTTTCGTCCTTGCGTCCGCGAGGAGAGCGTCCAGGGGGAATACGGATTTTTCGACGCGATTTCGGCGACGGCCGCGCAGAAGCGCACCACGCGCCACGGGGACACGCCGCTGATCTCGACGCCTCACGCCAGGCGGCGCGTCGCGCAGTCTCCCTACGACTGGGCCGACCTGATCGAGCAGTTTGACAAGCCGACCCTGATCACCGACCCGACGTCGATGTATGCGATCAACGCCGTGGCGGCCCTCAACCGGGCGATGGACGACGAGATCATCGCCGCTTTCGCCGCCAGGTCCTACGGCGGCCGGGACGGGACCTCGACCTACGACTTCAACGACTCCTACTACAAGATCACCCATAGCTCCTCTGGCCTCACCCTGGCGAAGATCCTCTCCGCGAAGGAGATCCTGGACGCGGCCGAGAACGACGAGAACGAGGAGCGCTTCTTCGCGCTCAACGCGAAGCAGCTCGGCGTCCTCCTCAACACGACCGAGATCAAGAGCGCCGACTACAACACGGTCAAGGCCCTGGTCAAGGGCGAGCTCGACACGTTCTGCGGGTTCAAATTCATCCGCACCGAACGTCTCCCGAGCGCCTCGAGCGTCCGGACCTGCTACGCCTGGAGCAAGAATTCGATGCTCCTCGGCATCGGGACGGACATCGTGACCCGCGTCTCGGAGCGGGCCGACAAGAACTACGCGACCCAGGTCTACGCCGGCATGTCCATCGGCGCCGTCCGGATGGACGAGAAGGGCGTCGTCAAGGTCGAGGCCTACGAGGACTAAACAACCAACCAATAACCAGGAGGTTACAAGATGGCTGACGGAACAAACTATGCAAAAGCAATCGCTCCCGCTTTCCGCTCCTTGATGGGCGCGGAGTGGGACGGCAAGGTCCGCGCCATTCACGAGGAATACACCTTCGCGTCGGCGGCCATTGGAACGGTCGTCAATGTGGGGATCCTCAAGAAGGGCGAGGTTTTCCTGGCCTGTTTCGTGGCTTCGGCGGCCCTGGGCGCAAGCTCCACGATTCAGCTTGGGGACAGCGGCGACGACGACCGCTACTTTACCGCCGTTTCCACCGCCTCCGCGGTCGAGGCGGTCAAGGGCGCTCAGACCGGGGTCGGGTACAAGGCAACCGCGGACACGGTCATGGTGCTCAAGACGGCCGGCGCCGAGGCAAGCGGCAAGGTCGAGCTCGTGATTCTCAAGGCCGTTTCCAACTAACGGCCGATGTTTTGGGAGTATGAAGGCATAGAGGGGCGGGGCGAGAGGAAATGACCGGAACAATCATGACGGTCGTTTTCCTCGCTTGCCCCAACTAAAGGGCGGCCATGAAGCGCACGCTTTACGCTTGCAACGGACCAGGGCCGGGCGATGAGCCCGGGACCTGGGAGATCCACGGCATCCGGGGGGACGGCGCGAAGCCGCCCCCTTGTGCCGGGAATCATTCCGGGCCGGCCGTGGTCATGGCGACCGGGTGGACCGTATGGGACGACCTGGAGCGTTTCGATCCGGAGGCCCGCAAGTGCGCGGTCGTTGCCGTCAACAACATGATCCTTCATTGGAAAGCGCGGGTGCATCACGGGGTTTCGCTCCACGCCGAGGAGCCGCCGCTCTGGAGGCTCCTTCGCGGGCAGTACGGATGCGATGCCGGCCATACTCACACGCACGCCTACCGGGAGAGCCGGGACCCGAGAATCCCGAATTGCGATTACATCTGGAAGATCCGGGGCTCCGCCCTGGCCGGCACGAGCACGCTTTTCGCGGTCGCCGTCGCCCTGGCCCTCGGCTATTCGAGGATCGTTGTTGCGGGAGCCCCGCTGGACGGCAAGCGTCACTTCTACGATTCTCCGAGCGTCGAGTGCAAGCAATTCGCCTCGACGTCGGTCCGCCAGGAATGGCAGAACGCGCAGACTCACGTTTTCCAGGACCGGGTCCGGTCCCTCTCCGGCTGGACCCGCGAGCTCCTGGGGGAGCCGGAGGATTCATGGATAGCGAACGGATAAAATATGAGCGGATGCACCGGATCCCGGGCTACAGCCCCGGGCCTGGGCTTTCGCATGTCCCGCGGTTCGTTTCCCTTGCCCTGGGGCCGGATCCGGCGGCCGGCAAGCCGAGCGTCATCGACTATGGATGCGGGACCGGGGACGCAGGCCTGGAGCTCCATCGGCGGGGGTTCGACGTCTACCTGGTCGACATCGCCTGTAACAGTATCCGGAAGACGACGCTCGAGATCCTGCCCGGCCGGTTTTTCGTGGCCGCCCTCCACGATCTGCCGGAGGGCCTTCCGGAGGCCGGATGGGGGTTTTGCTGCGATGTCCTGGAGCACACCTGCCGACGGACTACGTCGAGCGGTCGCTCCGGGCGATGCGCGAAAGGACGCCGAATCTCTACTGCACGATCTGCGGCCGGCCGGATTTCTGGGGCCAGTACATCGGCGAGCCCCTGCATTTGACCGTGAGGCCGCGGGAATGGTGGGAGCGCGAGATCTCCAAACATTGGAAGGCGGTCGAGTGCATCGGCGGCACGGAAGACGACTTTGAAATCGTGGGGAGGGGATGAATGGCAAGCCAGGTCGATATCTGCAACCTCGCGCTTACCGCGATCGGGCATAAGACAATTGTCAACATCGACGAAGCGAACGAGGCCGCCCGGAAGTGCAAGGTCTACTATCAACAGGCCGTGGACGCGACGCTCCGGGCCTATAACTGGAATTGCGCAATGGCCCGGGCGACGCTCGCCCAGGACTCCTCGACGCCGACCTGGGGCTATTCCTATCAGTACCCTCTCCCGAACGATTGCCTCCGGGTCCTTCAACTCGAGCGGCTCGATCTGAAATTCAAGGTCGAGGGCCGTAAACTCCTGACAAACGAGAGCTCCGCGAACATCCTCTACATCAAGCGGATCGGCGCCGGCGAGATGGATCCGCTCCTGGTGGACGCCGTCGCGGCGCGCCTGGCGGCCGAGCTCGCCTACGCGCTCTCGAATAACCGAAGCCTGGCCGAGCTCATGCTCAAAGTCTACGAGCAAAAGAAAGCCGAGGCCGCCTGTATCGACGCCCAGGAGGGGACCCCGGACGATATCGAGGTCGATTCCTGGCTTAATGCGAGGTTGTAGGCATGGCGCGGGTTTCTCCGATCATCACGAGTTTCAACGCCGGCGAGCTCTCTCCGCAACTCTACGGCCGCGTCGACGTCGAGAAGTACGCCTCGGGCTGCCGGAAGATGGAGA